AATATGAGAAAATGGGTAGTCAACAATCTAGATAATGATCCAGTTGTAGTATTCAGACGAATATATGATACAATGTATGAGAACTTAGAATCAGAAACTATACCTCATGCTGTATTAATATTAGCAGACTATTCGTATAAGTCTGCTTTTGTGGCAGATCAAGAAATTAATCTTGTCGCCTGCTTGACTGAAATTATGAGTCAATGCAAATTTAAATAAGGAAAATTATATTATGGAAACAAATATTAAATTGTTTAACAACGATCTTTTATTTCGTGAAGATGGAAATACAATAATGAAACCCATGGAGGATTTGTTCTTCGCTAAGAGAGTTGTTATGTTTGGTTTGCCAGGTGCATTTACACCGACTTGCTCAGGTAAACAATTACCGGCATACGAAGATATGCATACTCTTTTTATGGACACCCAAAAGGTTGACGCCGTTTATTGTCTATCAGTAAATGATATGTTCGTGATGGATGCCTGGGGTAAAGATTTAGGTATTGAAAAAGTAAAACTAATACCTGATGGTGATGGTGCTCTAACAAGACAATTAGGAATGTTAGTAGATAAACCTACTCTTAATTTTGGAATGAGATCATGGCGACACTCCTCATTTATAATTAATGGCATAGTCAAAAAGATGTTCGTAGAAGATGGCATAAATAATTTAGGAGAGAACGGCGACCCATATGAGGTTTCTGATCCACAAACTATGCTAGATTATGTCAAATCCTTATGAACTAAAACATTATCTTAACGCAATCAATTATACCAAAGAGGATTTAGTTAAGTCAGACGACAAGATGTGGGCAAAGAAATATCCTGCCTTCATCATCAATAAGATTATGTCTGCCTTTCCTGATACTCTTATGTTGGCGAATGAAATGAATCGTCATCACCACTTGAATAAAGATATACAATTCCAGTTTTACATAAATAGTGTTAGAAAAAAGAAACGATTTAGTCCGTTTGTGAGAGCGTCTAAATTAAAGGATATTGATGTGATTAAAGAGTATTATGGGTTCAGTAATGATAAGGCAAAAGACGCTTTAAAGATCCTCTCTAAAGATCAGATAAAATATATCAAAGAAAAATTATTTAAAGGTGGAACAAAATGAGTGAGGAAACACAATGGAGTCCAGAGAGCATGCTCGAAGTCTCTTTAAAAGAACCTGACGACTTTCTGAAGGTTCGAGAAACACTAACAAGAATTGGTGTTGCGTCAAGAAAAGATAAAAAACTATTTCAATCGTGCCATATATTGCATAAACAAGGTCGATATTTCATAGTACATTTCAAAGAATTATTTGCCTTAGATGGCAAACATAGTAACCTATCAGACAATGATATTGAGAGAAGGAATACTATAGCACAATTATTATCAGATTGGGGTTTAATTAGTATTATAAATCCAGATAATGCCACAGCAAAGGCACCATTATCTCAAATAAAAGTTATTTCATTTAAAGATAAAAACAATTGGTCTTTAGAAACGAAATACAATATAGGTAAAAAGGTAGATGAAACCAGTTAAGTTTAATGACTTTATAACCGAAGAAAAAAAATCAAAGAAGTATAAGATACTAGTTGTCTCTGCTGACCCAGCACCCGAAGGACAAAAGTTATTTCGTACTGCTCGAAGATTTAAAGAAGAGGGTGAGAAACAAGGACACAAAGTTTATGTTGTACAAGTTGAAGGCGCCTTTATAGATTATGAAGATGGTGTATATACAATATATAACGAAGGTGATAAAAAAGGATTTGAAATAAGTCGTGATGATACAGTTGCTATCGTTAGAGGTTCAGTTAGACTAAAGAAAAGTTGGTTAGACTTAGTATCTCGTTTAGAAAAAACTGGTATTACTATGGTAAATAGTAGAGAGGTTGTTGAGATATCTTCAGACAAATATAGATCATATGTAAAACTACAAGACTTTGGTTTAACACAACCTAAAACAGCATTGATACCTAATGAAGATAACTGGAAGACAGCGTTTGAAAGTTTAGAAACAGATTATCCTATCATTATGAAAACACTTGAGGGTTCAAAAGGTGTTGGTGTATTATTTGTTGAGTCTGAAAGACAAATGGATGGATTGATACAATTACTTTATGCACAAAATGAAGATATTGATTTACTTATTCAAGAGTATATTAAAACTGATGGTGATATAAGAGTGCTCGTACTAGGCGGCAAGATTATTGCTTCAATGAAAAGGAGTGTTGTTGAAGGCGATTTCAGATCAAATGTTTCTCAAGGCGCTGCTGTTGCAGAATATGAATTATCAGAATTAGAAGTAGAACAATGTTTACTTGCTTCAAAGGCGATTGACGGATCATTTACTGCTGTTGATTTTATACCGTCAAAGAATCCTAAAAAAGATCCACCGTACATACTAGAAGTAAATCATTCAGCAGGTACTGAAGGTATTGAAAAGGCAACAGGAAGAAATATTGTAAAACAAGTTGTTGACTATTTTGCAGATGAAGATATTAGATATCCAGTTTCTACACAATGTGGATATTTAGAAGTTGTAAATATAAAACCATTCGGCGAACTAGTTGCCAAGTTTGATACAGGTAACGGCGCCTCTGCACCAACGATACACGCAGAAAAAATGAAAGTGAATGGTAAGAAAGTTACCTGGACATTAAACGGTAAAACTATAACTAGTGATATACTAAGAGAAGTTAAAGTTGATGTTGGTGGACTAAATGATTACTCTGAAAAAAGATATGCTGTAAATCTAACTTTTGAATTTGCAGGTTCTGAATATTCAGATATTGAGTTTTTATTAGATGATAGAGAAGAAAAATCTCCTGTTTTATTTAATAGAAAGATAATAAGAATATTGAATGTGGCGATAAATGCTAGAAGAAAGTATGTAGTCACCACAAAATATTCTTTAGATTAAACAACAAAAGGAAAAAATAATGGCACAAAGTGAAGTGAAAGTCCTACGATTAAAAGTAGGCGATTTTATAATTGCGAAAGTAAGTGAAATGAAAGACTCTTATACCATGGATAAACCAATGGCATTAGGATTTGTTGGCGCTGGCGAAACAGGACAAGGCACACTACAATTTGCCCCTTGGTTTCCATTTACTGACAAAAGAGATATCAATATAAAAAAAGAAGATGTACTTCTCATAGAGGAACCTGGTTTAGATTTACTAAATCATTATAACAAAAATTTTGGTAGTGGATTAATTCAAACACCAAAGGGTCTTATTACGGAATAACCCTTGACTTTTAGGTCAAATTTTGTTATAATGAATATATGAAGTTCTACACAAGCGTTATTCCCCATAGAGGCAGATTACTAACACGAGCAGTCGTGAACGGTAAACGAATCAAACAAAGAATAAATTACAAACCTTCATTATTCGTACCAGTAAAAAAAGATACCAAATATAAAACTCTTGACGGTAGACCGTGTGAGAAGGTATCTTTCGATTCTACTTTTGAGCAACGAGAGTGGTTAAAACAATATGACGGTGTTACCGGTTTTGAATTTTTCGGCAACACCAGACACCATCATTCATTCATATCAGATGAATTCAAAGGTCCTATTCAATGGGATCGAAGCAAAATCAATATCATAACTATTGATATTGAAACAATGTGTGAAAACGGTTTCCCAGACCCTAAGACTACAATAGAACCTGTACTTTGTATAACAGTAAAATCTCTTAATGATAAAGAGGTAATTGTTTTCGGTACAGGTGACTATGTTAATGATAATGTTACCTACATAAAATTTTCAACAGAGCAAGAAATGCTTGAGGCGTTTCTAAAATTCTGGGAAGAGTATGATCCTGATATCGTAACCGGTTGGAACTGTAAGTTCTTTGATATGACTTATATTATCAATAGAGTTAAGTATCTTCTAGGTGAAGATCATATTAAAAAATTAAGTCCTTGGGGTATTGTTGAATCAAAAACTCAAGGCGGTTCATTCGGTAATGAATTGCCTTATTACGATATTCTTGGTGTATCAACCTTAGACTACTTAGACTTGTATAAGAAATATACTTATTCAAGACAAGAGAGTTATCGTTTAAACTATATCGCTGGCGTAGAACTTGGTGATTTTAAAGATGACAATCCCTATGAAAGTTTTAAAGAGTGGTACACCAAGGACTACCAGTCCTTTGTAGATTATAATGTTCAAGATGTTGAGTTAGTTGATAGACTAGATGATAAGATGAAACTTATTGACTTACATCTAACAATGGCATATGAGGCGAAAGTTAATTATCAAGAAGTACATCAACAAGTAACCATGTGGGATGCAATTATATTTAATTTCTTAAAAGAAAAGAATATAGTTATACCTCAAAAAGTTGAACACTTAGACGCCAGAGGTTATGAAGGTGCTTATGTGAAAGATCCTATTGTAGGTTTTCACGATTGGGTTGTGAGTTATGATTTGAACAGTCTGTATCCACATTTGATTATGCAATATAATATTTCGCCAGAAACCATTATAGGATTTCAACCTGAACTTGCAAGTGTAGATAGAATGCTTGATGGTAAAGTTGACTTTTCTGGTTTTGATAAAAGAACTATGACGCCGAACGGTGCGATATTTAGAACTGATAAACCTGGTTTCTTAGGTGAGTTGATGGAGAAGTACTATACAGATAGAAGTAAATATAAAAAGTTAATGATTACCGAACAAAAGAAATTGCAGAAAGATAAGAATAATAAAACAATTCAAAACTCAATAGCAAAATATTATAATATTCAGATGGCAAGAAAGATTGCATTGAATAGTGCCTATGGTGCTATCGGCAATAAGTATTGCCGTTATTATGATGTGAGACAGGCAGAAGGTATTACATTCGCTGGGCAATATTCAATTCGATTTATACAAAGACGAGTCAATGAGTATCTTAACAATCTATTGAAAACAGAAAAGATAGATTATGTTGTTGCTTCAGATACAGATTCAATCTATATTCGTATGGGTGATGTTGTTAAGAAAATGGGTCTCGGTGATGATATCAAAAAGACCGTAAGAATACTTGATAAGTTTTGCGATCAGAAACTCAAACCTTTTATTGATAAAAAGTATCAAGAGTTGGCAGATTATACACACGCCTACCAACAAAAGATGGTAATGGATAAAGAGATAATCGCTAACAAAGGTAT